AAGGCGTCACATCCATTTTCGTACGCATAGTCCATGTGCTCTTGCGGGTACCCAAACCCATCGAAAGGGGAGCCGGCCACGCTGTGGGCGTGTAGTCCCACAAAAGGTATATTTGATTCTTTTCTTTGCATTATTGCTCCTGATAAAATATCTATTTTATAGTAACGCAAATACGAGAGAAAGTCAACTTTATTCTTCAACCATGCTTAATATTTTTTCTCTTTGTTCAGCAGTTAAAGACATTAGTTTGTTTCTTGTTCTTTTGATCTCTTTCGCAATACTTTCGATTTTCAATTCTCCGGAGCCAAAGTTTTCGTTAATTTTGTTTTGGATCCCGGGAGATTTTTCTTCCATTATATCCGAAACTTCTAGGATAAATTCTTTTCTGGACTCTTCGGAGAGGCCCCTAGTAAATTCCAATAAAAAGGATATTGTCGGGCCGTGCTGGGATGAGTCTTCTAATAGTTCAGAGTTGGAGTTTTCAACCTCTTCGTACAAAGCTAGATTCTCTTTGGCCATTTTCATGAGCCTGGTAGAAGACTTTTTAATCTTTTCATACAGACTCCCCACCCTCTTGGCGTAATAAGATTTTGAAATCCTAGACGTTTCCGGAGATGCCATCTCCGAGTGTAAGCTTTTCATCTCTGATAATGTTTCTTGGAGGTCTTCAGTTCGCCACTTCATTTTTAGTTGCATTGCTGAAGCCGGATCATTTTTTAGAGATTCTAAAATTATTTTTCTCAATTCTTTGGTTGAAAGATTCATAGTAAGTCCTCAGTTTATAAATAGTTCTTTAGTTGTCATTCTCTTCTTTATTAACGCCAATCCCATTAAATTCTCTATATTTAAATATGCTCTTAGGAGGTTTTCTAACATGCTCTGCCATCTCACTTAAGAATTTTGTATATTCTTTCCAGCCATCAATTCCATAATACCAATCTGTTTCTTCAGACACGCCAAAATTTAAATTATTAAAAACCTCTTCAAGATTAAAAAACCTAGCCGAATATCTGTCCTCCAAGGATAGCTTCTCTTTATTTTCCAAGTCATATTTTTTGTATAGACCGGTGGAATTTTTCTTGAGTTCCCTGTTCATTTTTCGATAATCTTCGTAAGCAAATGTAAATGGTAAATACAAATTATTTTTAACTGTTTTATTGTTGTAACTTAAAGAAAAATTACTTTCAGAGGACAAGACGTTTCTGTATTCTCTCAAAGAAGACACTTTATAGACTCCATATGGAAAATCTACAAAATATTTATCTGGCTTGACCCACTTGCTCATGCTGGACGTGATTTTGTTTGAGATATAAGCGCCGTACAACACGCTCCAGGCTAAACAATCTCTTTTAGCCCTGTCGTTGGGGTGGATGGGCACATAAAAAATAGGAATTATTTTTTGAAAATCATTCGCCCTCTTTTCAAATTTTCTAAAAATCCAAACTGGGTCCTGAACATAATCCCCAAGCCTGTATCTTATGAGAGGCTGTGTGTCTTCGTTGCAGACTACCCATATAGTCTCACACCCCGCGTGAGCGCATGCCAAAACAGATTTTTCAATGGCCAAGTAATCAGGGGCCAAAGGCATTAAACAATCGTGCCATGGCATATTGAAATCAAGCTTTTGACCAGCTACTGGTATTATTCCGGCTAAATGAAAATTGTTCATCGTAGGTCGTGATTATCAAAAATGATGTTGCCTACCTTCTCAACACCAAGGCTTTCAACTGCGAAGAATTCTCTCTTTACTAGCTCTAATTTAATAGCATAGTAACGGTATTGTTCAGGATTTTTTGAGTCTCTCCCATTTCTTTTGCCCTTTATTCCTTTCTCTTTCATCATTTTTAAAGTTTTGATTTTTACTATAGTATCAGAAAAGTCAAAATCGTTTAACTCTTCTTTCTTCAAATACGATTCTACAACCAAGTCTTTTAAAACTCTGTCTTTTCTAAACGGTCTCGAAGATTTATAAAAATATATTTTTTTGGCTAGGTTATTCTCATTATCAATAATCTCTTCGTATTCGTGACACGCTCCGGAGCGCGCAATAAACCAATCATAAACCACATATCCGGAAATATTACGTTCTGTGCTTTGTTTAACACCATTTAAGCCCTTATCATCAAAAATTTTTAACTTAGAGTATGATATATTTACAACTCTAGAATTCTCAACAAAAGCTTTTAACAAATCTTTTTCAGGTAGGACTCTTATACTTTCTATTTTGTCTGTTAAAAATACATTTCCAGACAAAGAAAGTTCAAATATTAAACAGTGCAATACCTCGTTTTTGTTAGTGCCCCTTGAATGACCAAATATTTTATTTTTAGTTTTATCAAAAGCAAAGTATTTTTTTGGTTCCGTAAAAAGCAAAGTCGCATTATTTTCTAATGCGTAAACGGCTGCAGCTAATGTACCACCAATAACGACTTCGTCTTTTTTATAAACATGGCTGTTCATAGAATAGTATTATTTTTTTATATTTGCTAATATATAATTTTCCAAGACAAAGTACAAAATTTGATCACCAATTTTGACTTCTTCAATCATACTGGTATCTACTACGACCACATCATTTTTAATAACTTCTACACTACAGTCCGAGGATGTAGCTAACACTCTTACAGTCTGGTGCCTGGGTTTAGAAGGCGAGTATTCCTCTGGCAAAAGGATAGAATTTTCTTTTTGCTCTTCCTTTTGTAAATCTATTAGGATGTGTCTGTTACATGGTGTTATGTCCATCAACTGCTCCCAATAGATTTAGAAAGTTTCTTGTAGATCTCAGCGAATCTATCATAGTCATCGTTGGATTTTAACATTCGGTAAGCTTTAATCGCAAATCTTATTTCTTCGCGGCTTAAAAATCCGTTGTCTACATAATTTTTTCTAAGGTCCTTTCGATGTTCCTTATACGGGGTCATCGCTTGTTCATTTGTGTCGAAAGCTTTAATAAATTCTACGACATATTCTTGTTTTGTTTTCTCACTCATTATTTCCTCCATTATGTGAGTTCGCAAGCTCCGCCTGCGCAGGCTAATTCGCCCTTGAGATTAGTGTTGTCTTCCATTTCAACAACTTTGGTTAAATCAACATCCTTAAGAGATTCTAGCATTGCTTCATATGTTTCTTTGGAGCAATCCTCAAAAGGAGATTGTTTATATGTATGGTCACTAAACGGTAAAACCGAAAGACCATTGTAATAATTTCTATTATCCCACATCCACTCCCCGACGTCAATCCATTCTGTGTCTTTTATAGAAATTGTTGCAGACACATTATGGGTATTCTGACCTTTCCCATGGCCCGGATTAACCCAATTTTGACTAACTTTTTTTATTCTTTTTAATAACTGTAAGGCGCTCTCTCGCCTAGTGATGGAGCCCCCGGGGGCTTTCTGCGGTACTCCGATCACGGCAGTGTCGTGAGGTCTGAAAAATTCGTCTTCTAAAAGTTCTGGGTGGTATAAATTTAAATGATTGTATATTGACTCATTTTTACCAACTCTTATTCTACGAATATAATAATCGTTATGCCACGCGTGGATACCAGAAGAGGTTCCTAGGGTCAAAGAGGTGGTGCCAGCGGGTTTAACAGTTGTAACTCTAGCCGCTGGTTTTACACCAATGATTTCAGCCACTCGTTTATTTTCTTCTCGTGCAGCGGTCGCGGCGGCAGTCATATCAAGCTCTAAAACCCTCCCAGAAGCTATCCCGGTCATACTGACCCCAAGCAGAGCATCTTTCTCTGTCGTTCGCCGCCATATATCGCGCAAATAGTGGAAATCGCTGTATCCTGCCTGGAGAGTACCCAAAAAAGCAGCAGCGCAGACACGCGACTCATATTCTTCCTGATCCGTTATATCACTAACATTAACTTCGGTTAAATTACAAAACTGATATGGCCGGAGTGCTATCTCACAACAAGGATTTGTGCCCCAGTCCTTGTCATTGGAAAAATAAAATCCAGGTTCGCCTGCGCCGGATGCTTTAACTCTTTCCCATAGTTGCATAAAATACTCTTTAGTTATTCTATGTCTAAGGAGTACAACAGAATTATTAGCTCTTCCTCTCTGCGGGTTTTCTTCCCACCAGTTGCCAGTTTTGGCAGCAATCATTTCTTCGTCGTCCGCGCTAAATAATGATATAAGAGCGGCACGACGAATCCCCCCGGCAAGAACAGCATCAGCAGTATGACACACAATATCATGAACTTCGATTGTAGAAAGCTTGTCGCCATTAATCTTCTGCTCCAGAATTCCTTGTATTTTTACAAGACATTCCCGTAGAGGGCCCGGGCCTGGAGCTTTACCTCCAGTAGTAACTAGTCTGGAACCTTTCGGACGGATATCACTAAAATCAAAACGTAGCTTAGAACCACCAAAAAAGTAGTTTCTCACGAGAGCTTTTACGGCGTCTGCCCAGCCCTCTATCGAATCTGCTACTAAAAATCTTCTCGTCCTATTAGGATTAGGTAAACTAATCTCGGGTAGGTTTTCTACATGATGGTACTGAACTGAATATCCGACCCCTGTCCCGCCTAACAACAAAAACATTACCTCTCCAAAAGATCTCCAGTCATCCATTGGCAAAAAAGCACAATTGTAAATTCTATTTGGAGCAACATCTATCGGTTTGCCTGCGAATTGCATTGAACGCATTGATGGCAAAACTTTCTTATCGTAAACAAATTTATAATTCTTTTCTATCTCTTTTTTCAAAAATGGATATTTTCTAATATGCATTTTCTTATTTCTAGATACAAGCTCCTCCCACGTCTCTCTTCTATTATGCTTTTCTAGAAATTTTGAGTACTTCATAAAAACCGTTACGTCCGATAAGATTTTTGTTGCTTTGTCCATATTAATTTACTCCATTATCATTTTGTTTGAATTTTTTATATTTTTCTTTTAGAGCGTCGGCTTGGTTTTTTAGACTATTTGCTCTTATTTCCCCAACAGTTTCGCTGCTTTGTTGTAAAACTTTAATTTTTACGGAGGCCGGATCCATGTCCAATTGAAAAATTAGCCCGTCCGGACCGTTTCTATTTTTAGCAATAAACATTCTTCCGGTATTTGAATTTTTATCTTCGATAGTCCTGGAAATCGAACAAATGAAGTCAGCAATAAAACATTTATTAAACGCTTCAGAAATTGATTCCATTGTAATTACTTCCGCGTTTAGCCCACTCCTATTTGTTTGCGAGGCGGTCCAAACAGGGCACCCATATATTTGTGCCATAGACCTAAGCTCTTCGTAAATAGATTCTAACTCATTTCTTTTCTCACGGAAACTAGATGAAGGTCTCAAAATGTCTCCATAATCAACAATAATCAGGTCCGGAGAGACGCCTCTATTTTTTAATTTTTCTAGGTGGGTGCAAAGCGTCCTCGGGGAGGCAGACTTAGTTGGATATTCCTTAATAACTAATTCTCCTTCAACGTCGACACATTTTTCGTAAACTTGTTCTTTTAAAGTAAAAAGGTCTCCCAGACCGACACCGCTCACACAACTATCGTATCTTAAGCCAACAACGCTTTCGCCAAGTTCCAGAGTATAATGTACTACGGTTTTTCCTTGTTTCAAAGCCTGTGCACCGAGGTGAACCAGGGCCATTGATTTGCCAGCGCCAGTTGGGGCAATAATTACTCCAAGTTCTCCCTTACCTAGACCATTCTTGCAAATAGCATCTATTTTATCCCAACCGGTTGCTATAGGGCCCCTAGCCTTCAGTTGATACCTGAACTCGAAATCTTTTTTGTAGTCATGCCCATAATTGTTGTCAACACCGAGTTTAAGCGCGTCATCGATAACAGTCTTTACTTCTTCAAAAGAAGAGCTTTCTATCAGTTCTACGCTTTTTAAAATAGCCTCTTTTAGCTTTTGTTTTTTACAAAAATTTAAAGAAGTCTCTTTAATGTATTTTTCATCTTTTGTTTCTGAGTATCCTACTCTAATAAAGAAGTCTTTTAATTGTTTTTTAACAACCTCATTTTCATTATCTAGCTCAGTTCGAATTATAGAAGATAGTATATCATATGTTGGATGGACCTCATACTTTGTTTTATAATCAAAAACAAGCTGGACAAACACCCGAAGATATTTAAGCTCAAAAAATTCTACAGATAACACTTCTTCCATTTGCTCAGAAAAAGCTCTGTCTTGTAATATCAATTGTGCTAAGGATTCTTGGAATCCTTTACCGTACTTAGAAAAGTACTGTTTCTCGTCTTGAGACACACCCACCTCTTTTTGTTTTTAGTATCTTGTAATATAAATAATACTTGTTTATTTACTTATTGTCAAGAACTATTCGATTAAATCCTTGATTCATTGTTGACCAATCGTACTCGCCAAAACCATCTTGGATCATCATTTTCTTAAATTCTGTTTTATTAAAAAACATCTTAGAATCATAAATAATTCTTTTTATTTCCGCTTTTGTCTGCGGACTAAGGTTAGGAGAGTAAAGCTGCATTAGCTTATAATTTCTCTCTAGAACCTTTTTATTTTCTAAAACATTTTTATAAATCAGTAATTTTTTTTCTGTTTGTTTACAGTGATCATATATATCTTTTAGCGCATAACTCTTCTTTTCTTTTAAGAAGGGGAACCCTTTCACTGCAGTTTTTAGGCCGGCGCGGCCGATGCCCTTTAAATTGTCTGATTTGTCGCCTGCCATTGCCCGGGCGAGGACGAAGTTATTTGGATGAATGCCAAATTTTTCAACAACTCTGTGGGTATTTAAAATTTCTTTCTGGGTTGGTCGATAAAGAATAGTTTTGTCATCACACAATTGTATGAAGTCTTTATCAGAACTAATAATTACTTTTTGGTCATTCTGTAATCTTTTTGATTTTACTATCTGTGCAATGACATCGTCGGCCTCCACGCCAGGAAACATAAATTGTACTATTGGCATATTGTTATAGTAGTCAATTAGACGAAGATGTTGCCATACTCTATTTTGCATCTCCTCGTTTTCTGTTAATGTGTGCACATTTCGATTTAGACGAAGCGGCTTTCTACCGGCCTTATAATTTTTGTCCACGCTTTTTCGACGTCGACTGCCTCCGGGCCCGTCCCAAACAACAAAAACCTTGTCGGGCTTTGTTTCCCTTATTAGTTTTTGCATAATTTTTAAACTTCCTTTTATGCCGCCAATTGGTTGGCCATTTGTCGACAATGAAGGATCCATTATGTATGCCCTAAAAAACATATTAAGGCTATCAATTATTAAAATTCTATTTTCTGACATTTTTTAATCGCGTGGTTCAAAAAGATTTACTTCCAGAACCTTAATCGACATTACCCCATCAATACCCTTTATGATTTTTGATATATGCTTGGTAAATGCTCTTATTGAGGTTCCGAAAGGTAGATATTTTATCGTCAATTCAGAAACTTCTTTGTTGTCACCAACAAATTGTGAGGAACCCACCATACCCACGACGGTGATTCCGGTAACTGCTCGAATATCTGTTAAAATTTCTGTAAGGTTTCTTTCTCTCGAAGTTGTTAAAATGCAGCGCGCAGAAAAAATATTTTTTAATTCTTCTTTTACGATAGAGCGAATTTTTTTATGTAAATTGTTTTTCATTAATGAAAACCTCTTCTCTAATACTAAATAGTATTTTTAAGCTTTAAAACATTTTAAAGTTTACTAGTCTATGTCAAAAAAATTCGTCGCCTCTCCGTGGCGCTTATCAAACCTCAAAACAACTTCCTCATCCATTAGCTGCAACACTCTTTCTTTAAACTTTGGTATCTCAAGTTTTTCAAGCCAATCAGCCGCCCTGAATTTTTCTTCAGTCCCGTCCTCGTAAACCAGTACATTCCATGCACCAGTCTTTATCTTTTCAGAACTTTTAATTGCTTCCAGCCAACTCTCCTGGTCCTGGATCCCTACACCGCCACCCCAAAGTATTTTAAAAGTACATTGCCTACCCTGTGTACCAAAACGACTCTTCTTTAGCGTAACTTTTACTTCGGAACCAACCCGGAAACCATGCTCATCCAAAATATAAGAAGCTTTAGCTTTTCTACCAGTTAACCATATTCTTAAAGAATAAGCATAGTGCATTGCTTTACCGCCAGGTGTGACATAGGGATCTGTCATCGCTTCCGCAATATTACTGGTAATATTAGTTTTAAGCTGGTTTAGTACTAGAAAAGTTGATTGGCTATTTGCTAGAGGAACAGTCAGTTTAGACATCCCCTTAGCTAAAATTCGTGCCTTGACGGCCATCGATGACTGCGGGTTAAAATCCCCCTGCACATCACTTATCGCCGGCGTTAACGCCAAAGAATCCCATATGAATAGCATTCTATTCTCATTATTTTCAAGCAACATTTCTATTGTTTCTAAAACATGTTCAACACTCTGTGCCTGTACATAAAGAAGTTTTTCTAGATCACATCCAGTTTTTTCTAAAAATTCTGGATCGATTGCTGACTCACTGTCAAAATAAACGACATCAATATCATTCTTAATTGCGTTAGCTGCAATTTGTGCTGCCATATAGCTTTTTCCAGAAGATTCCAGGCCAGCGATTTCAACAACTTTTCCAACGGGTATACCAGCTAGTTTTCCTCGACAAACAATCCCATCAAGCCACCTGGAGCCTGTGGGAATCCACTCTTTGACTTCAGTAGGGTTATCCTCTTTTAAGTCGTGCGCGACAGCCACTCCTGATTTTTTGTTGATCAAGGTTCTCATCTCTTTGAGAGATAGTCGGCCTAAATTATTTTTATTTGTTTTTTTTGTTGCCATGAAAGTTTCTCCGATATAAAATAACCAGCGCTCAAGGTCCTGTGGGTGGAAAGAAATGCGATTTTCTTATATAGCGGACTTGTTTGAGCGCTGGTTAAATTATAGCTACAATTTAACCCAAGAGTTCTTGGTAGGCCTTATCAACAGAATTTGAATCTTCTTTGTTAGAGCCAAATTTGCTGGATTCCTGTGAAACATCTTCTGCATCTTCGCTAGATAGCAAGAATTCGTCTAGAATCGTCTGCACCTGAGCCGCCGTCTTTCTCTCGAAAAGATTTGAAAAATCTGGCACAGAGTCCAACATCTGAGCTGTCTCCTCCGACGTCGTCATTATTGACGATGTGCGACGTCTTGGAGTCAGGCTAGTTTGCGGAAACTGAGCACCCGGAGGCTTTCCGTACTTAAGCACAAGGTCTGTGCCTGCCTCTGGGTCAGTAATATCACCATAGTCAGGATTAAGAACTAAGTTCAACAACTCTGCATAAGCAGTCTTACCAAACCCCCAAACACGGACTCCCTTGTCTTCTTCTCCCCGGACAATTACCGGTGCAAAAAAGCGTTGCCGAGCCATCAAAGACTTTGCCATCTTAATGTTCTCATCGCCGCCTTCGTCAAAAAGTTGGCGTACAAAACGGTCTAGAGGACAATCATCTCCAAAGTTTTTCTTTGGGCTTAAAAAGCCGGGGTTATTACCAACGTTGTAATGAAACCAAAAATCCTTGAATGGATCCCCGTCTGGAGTAGGTACGATGCGGATCGTTGACTCCCCTTCTGGAGGACGCCAAAATAAATCCTTGTTTCCGTTTCCATTCCCTTGCAGCTGACTTAGCTTTTGCCGCATTTTATCCATATTGATTCCCATTGTATTTCTCCTTAAAGTTAATTTTATAGTATACCCAGCCAATGTCCCGAGTATCTATAGCAATAGTAACACCCTTTTTAGACAAAGTCAACTAGAAATTTCATTAATTTCTAATAAATTTTGGCCCTGTATGAAACTAGCGTGCGCACTACAATAAATATAGTCTTGTTGATAGTCGGTCGAAAATATACCATAAGATATTTTAGCCTTTTCATCTTCCAAAACTTTTTCTCGCAATTGTTTTTTTATATTAAAAAGCAACTCTGCATCGTTGTCTAGCTTTTTGTTGTTTATAGCGTAATAGTATACTTTTTCTCGCTGCATTTGTAAATCAAAAAATAACTTTTCTTCATTGTTGTCTTCGGAAACTATACCAATGGTCGATATTCTACAGACTTGTGTCGGTTCGGAAAAAGAACTCATGACTGACTCCGAATTATTAAAAACCGTTATCATATGAAAAGTGTTAGATATTAGCTGATTCAATTTTTCATAATATTCGCTAATCGGAGTGGGGCCCAAAATTTGTTCAAGTTGATTATTATCAACTAAATATATTTTTTCAAATATTCCGGATCTAGTGTATTGTTGTAAAACTTGGAAAGTAACTCTTTCTTGCAACTGCTTATTTTCCGCTAATAAGGAAGTATCGGTTTTTATATATAAAATATGTATTTTACATTTTTTTTCGTGTAGCTGTTTTAAAACGGTCAGAGCACATCCAGAAATGTACCCTGAGCCGGCTAGAATAAACAGACAGTCCCCTTTTACGCCTCGAAAAAAAGTTTTTAATGAAGGGCATTTTTTTTCATATTCTTCCGGAGAGTCATACACAGGCATCTTGTAAAATCTAGCACCTGCTCTTTCTCTAGAATCAATACGAAAGACCTTATATTGAGGATAAGATGT